ACAGCTTGAGATAAGCTGGATTGCGTTCGCTTTGATGGAACGAAGGTTGACGACGAGTTTCGCCTAGTACGCCACGCACACGTGTCAACATTTTCTGAGCTTGGTTGCCAGTAATTTGGTCAAACTTCATGCGTGAGCCAAAATAGCTTTCGAATACACGGGCTATTTGTTTGGTTGGCTTAATTGCCGCTAGTTCTTGCAGTTTCATTTTGGAATCCTCTAAGTTGTATATATTTAGCCGAAATTAAACATTTTTCAAGTTCCTGATCCACCAAGGTATGTTGTTGAACCTTGGGTTGTAACTTGGTCAATACCACTTCGCTAAATCCATTGTTGCGGCTACGATCAGCCATGTGTTGTCTACAGTGTATGTCTGCTGACAGTGTTTGTTTTTTGGTGTCCAAAGTCTTGATGCTTTGTGCCAATCTAAGCTGATTGTGATTGTCAGCCACGCACCAGCTGATTGCTGTGCGTTTGTTGCTGAAAGTGCCTATTAAATTATCGCCTGGTGTGTATACTTCAAATGCCTGATACGCTGGACGCAAATGGTATCTGCCAAATGCCACATATCCGCCTGATTCATCATTCACAATCATTGTGTGTATATTGCGACGAACTTCACGCTCGGCCCAGCGTTCTAATTTTTGTTCGCGAGTCATAGTTTGACCAGATGCGCAGCCGCCCAGCCTAACGCACCCACAAGGGTAGCAATTATACCCACACCCCAACTGAGTAGTCTATCGTTGTTTTTGGTGTTGGTGGCTTGTAACATGCCACGCAGTTCGGCAATTACTCCAAACAGAGTACCGATCTTTTCATCCATTGATTCTAGCTTGACTTCCAGCAGGCGATACCGCTCAGCACACAATTCCACATGTGCTTCTAGACTTTTCTTTTCAATGTCAGTTGTATCAGCCATTATTATTACTCCACATCATTTATTTATGGTTTCGAACCACAAGTTCTGGTTGGGTCCATTAACAGTCAAACTGGGTTCTAACTGTTCTGTTTCGTTTAGATTGACAATCATTGGTATGCCAGCACACTCATTTAACAATCCAGTTAGGTTATCAACTTCGCCTGTGATTGAATACACGCCGGCAGTTTCTACTTCAAATTCAAACACCCATTGGGTGTCACGCACCTGAGGCAATTGCACAATGTCGGGCTGTGCTCGCAAGCTGATCATTTGTTGCAGAGTTTCCCAGTTGCGTTGCTGGTTCCTTGCACGATTCCAGTCGTCAATATTGCGTATAACTTGACCCACACGATCTTCAAAGGGTATTTGACTTGATCTGAAATGCCCGGTAATGCCAGTGGGACTGCAATCAAATAGTGTTCGGCCTTGTATCTTCATTCTGTGAGTATTTAACGCCAAACAAAAACCCCGGAGTTTTTAGTTCCGGGGTTGATTGAATCAAATGATTGATTAGGTTGTTAGCTTGAAGCCAACGCTTGTGCAACTGTCCAACTGGAATCCAGTGTAGGTAATGTTGGCAGCAGCCAACATCACAGCAGCAGAAGTGTTGGTGCTGGCGTTAGCAAAAGCGCCTGTTGGGTATGTAGCAAGTGAAATTGCAACACCGTCAACTTGGTACATAGCCACTGTTGATGTTTGTTGAACTGCTTGTAACACGTTAGCAACGTATTCTGTTACGCCGCCTTCACCGTTTACGCTGGTGTTAGCAACCAAACGGAAGAAGTCCAGTTTTGGACCTTGTGGTTGTACAGGAGCGCCAGCCAATGAAGTGCTAGGAGCAACTGGACCGTTTTGTGTGTCTAATGCGAATACCGGTTGTGAATCGCCATTTACGGGTGCGAAATATGCCATGATAAAAATCCTTTAAAGTTAATGGTCTCGGTGGACCTGCTTTTATTTAGTCTTTTGGCAAAAATTACGCCTGTTGAGGATTGTTTTGTGCGGCATTTCTAGCAGTAAAATCAAAGCGATTTACTGCTTTGCCATAGCCTGCAGGTGTGGCCATTACCCAGCCTTCGTGTCCTGGATCTTTCAAATCCAAGTTACGTAAGATATCCAGCTTCAAGTCATGCAGTAGAATAAACAGGGTAAACGCAGCAGCCAGGCCTTCTGTATTGCTAGCCGGACTCTTTAGATATTCCACAATGTTGGCAAATTTCTTTGGAGTAACTTTGGTCTGTAGCCACTCGCCAAACCCTGCTAATAGATTGTCAAAATTGCCACTGGGTTGTTTGACTCTAAAATTAATGTAATCCACACACAGTTTGGCCAAGTCTGTAATTTGCATGGCTCGCAGTTCAGAAGGATTAAACAAGGTATCAATGGCAGCACCCTTACTGTTGCGTATTTGTTTGATTTGCTTGATCAGTGCGGATTGCCCCTTGGCTTGTGCAGGATCCTGTGGTGCTATGCCTTTACCATAAATTGGTTCAATTAAGAATAATCCCGGAACTTCATTGAATTTTACTCTGCTGAGTGGTTGCTTGGGTTCACCTTGGTCAGCATACATGGTGTGCATGGCAATGCCTGTGGTGCTGTTGCGAATTCGTTGTCCTAATGCACTCTTGGCAGGTATACGATATTGCACTGTGTTGGGTTTGAACACAAGATTGCCAGCTTCTTCTGTCCATGGCTGTTGTGGATAGTACAACAGATCGCCTTTCACATAGCCACGGAAGTTTGCAGGCACAGCCGCTTCTAGCTGTGGCCAAAGATCAGCATACAGCTGAACCAACTCCCTGCGTTCGCCTTTGCGTGTGCTTTGAATCTGTGCCATCATTCGTGGCGAAGTGGCAAGTCCATCGTAACCTTTGGCTTCAAAACCCGAACCATCTGTAAGCACAAACTCTCCTGTGTCGGGCTTGCGGCCAAATATCACAGCAGGTTTACCATCCCACTTCACGCTGGTGGTCTTTTGCGGTGCCTCTGCGGCATGTTGGATAATGGCCAGTGCTTCATCCACGCCACGTGAACCTTTGCGGAATATTAGATCTTCCAAGTGTTCAATACCTTTGGCTCTGCCACCTACTCCGGGTTCTTCAGCTTCGTAAATTTGATATGGGTTGGCTGCTTCTGTTTCAATCAGTGGTTGCATGCCTTGATTTACAATTCTATCACGCAGTTTGGCCAGGAAATGCACATCACTGTTTTCTCGAACCAGATCTGGCTCTTGCAGGCCTTCGCGACTCAGGTATTCACGGAAGTCAGCTAGTTTGGCATCACGGGCTCGGTCCCGTGCTAGAGCAGCATAAATGCTTTCCACATTCTTAAGATTTTCTCTAGTGGCTGTTGTGCCTAGCAATGTTTTGGCCACATAATCAGGATCCATACCACCATCTACCAGCTGATTGGTGGCACGACTGAACATGCCATTGGCACCAACTTTGAGTCCCAGTTGCTTGGCAATTGAACTCATTAGCACATTACGGTTCATGCCTTTGTAGGCAGAATCATCTGCACCACCATAATAAAACTGTCCCCAATCCAAGTTAGGAAAGAACATGAAGTCTGTTTGTACATAACCATTTTCGGGACGGCCGTTGATGGGTGTACGCAGGTGTACTTCGCCAGCTTTCTTTACCCAGGCCTTGGGGTCTTGCCCGTGGCTTATTGCCCATTGTGTTAGTTTTGCTGTGAGTTGTTCTTTGGATATTTCACTGGCATCCACTGCCATGTCCATGTCACCTGATGTAGGCTTACGTCCAGTTGATCCCAGCCAACGTTCACGTGGAAATTCTAAGCCTGTGAGTGCTTCCAACCACTGCACTGTGGCTGGCACATCGCTTTGATTGATACGTCCAGTTAATGGGTTGCCATCGGCGTCTTTGAATACGTTACCGCCTTCGAATAGTGCCCCAATCATAATCGGAATCCCAATGTTTGCAACCAATCTTCTACTTCTGGTCCGCCTGAGGTAACTGGTGGCAGGCCACTGACGATTCTGTTGATTTGCGTTAGAGCTGCTGGACCTATTTTGCTTTTAATATTGGTTTCGGCAGCGGCCCCGGCTGCACTTATTGTACCTGCTGGACGATAAGGGTTGAAACCGTAGGCTTCAAGATAGGCCAACGTATTGGGGTCTGGAGCTCGCACAGGTGTAGCACCACGCAATAATATTTTGACAGCGTCAACGGCAGGCACAGTTAGCCCTAATCTACTGGTCAGTGTACCCAGTGCAGTTTCAGCGCCGCCACGTTGAAACTGTGTCAAAGACATGGCCTCATAAGCTCCTTGTGCCAGTTCTTGCCATCCTTGTTTGCTGTCAGCATCATAGGTAGAGGATGCAAAATTCATCAATTTGTTTTTGGCATCGTTGATTTTTTTTACAATATCCTGAGCCTGAGCCTGCACACTAGGATCTTTATCTACATAAGTGCCTAACTGTGTGTAGTCTCTACCCAAACTGTTGCGCAACAAGTTAGTATGAAGCTGTGTGATCAAGGATTTTTCAACTTCGCTTTTTTTGGCCGAAGGCAAAACAGCCAAGTTGGTTACGCCAGCATCTCGCATAGTTTGAGTAAGAGCTTGAGTCCAGAGTTTTTGCTGCTCAATGGCCTGCTTTTCAATCACTGGTTTTGCGGCAGCAGCAGCCCTACTCTGTTGCGCACCATATGGATTGTTTGGTCCGAGCTTGCTAAAGTCTACTCCAGTTTTTTTGGTAGCGTAATCGTTTGCTTGGGCCGCAATTTGTGATCCAACTGCTTTGGCTGCTCCAGCAATCCCGCTTAGTATGCCTTCGTTTGTTCTACGGCGTGTGATTTCATGTATCTGCATTTGTTCTTCTCACTGATCTAGCAAACTTTCCTGAGTCTCTAGTACGAATAGCATTCAACAATTTGCGTTGAAGATTTTCAGCTTGGTCAGCTGGAAACTCTGTGTCAATTTGTTCTAGCAACCTAATAGCATTTGCAATAAGTGTGGCCGCACGGTTTTCAATCAACAGGTGGCGATCACGCTCGATGTACAAATCGTCTAATTCATCTAATAAACTGCGGGTGCGTTTTTGCATCTACTCAAGGACCTTTGG